GGCACTCTGGTGGTACCATTAAAGGAGGATTAGTTGCATCCCATTCTCGCGATCTGCCTTGCGTATACAGTTTTATTCATCGCCTTCCTCGTGGATACGATGGCGTTATTTCTGAAGGTATGCTTGTGTTGCATCCTCGTTATGCATACGAAACTTTTGCAAGGGGTGTTGAAACTGGTGTCGATGGCACGCCAACCCCCTGGGAGTTAGCCGCTATGAACCTAGATGACATCGAAGCGATAATCCCCCTAGATATGATTGTGTTACAATCAGAGGATGAATGCAGCACAAAGGGCGGCCAGGGCTGAGTTACTCGCCGACGACCTGAACCACAACTTCCAAACCAACGAGGCTCTTGTAAAGAAGTCCCTAGCCCGCAAACCTAAACGAGAGGTTCAAGGCTACACGACTTCTTTCCAGGAGCCTCTTTTGTTTACCCCGATCCCTTTTGATGCAGAAGAGTTCTTCACGTTCTGTAACGACGACCTTGGTATGAATCTCGAGGAAGACCCCCACATGGAGATCTGTGAATACCTTGCCAAGATGTTTCCAGATCTTAGGTTCCCCGTAGATCGACCAAAGCAGTTCTATATGATGCTCTTACCTAGAACAACGTATAAGACAACCATCTGCGCTATCGCATTGCCCTTATACATCTTTACCAAGAATCCGAATGCTAGGGGATTGATAAGTGCCCATAGATACGACGTTTCAAAAAAGAGACTTGAGTCGATCAAACGACATATGGAACGGAATGACCGATTCCGTGAAAAGTATGGAAACTGGGTCCCTGAGTTTCGAGAGGAGAAGTGGTCTGAGGATTCTATCGTCATCACTGCGAGAACGCAGAACCTTAATGACCCTTCTATCGACACCTGCGCCGTTGACAGCAATAAGGATGGATCGCATCCAGACTTTATTATTGGGGACGATATACAGTCGGTTGTTAATGCCGCAACCCCTGGGATGCGAGCAAAGGTCTGGAGTCATATAACGTCTATGTCTCCTATGCTTCAACCTGGTGGCACTATGTTGCTCATCGGGACAAGGAAACATAACCAAGATATATACGGTAAAATTATCAAAATAAACGATGAACTTATCTCAGCGCGAAAGCCTACTATGTTCACCGTTCTCATTCACGGAGCATATCTACCTGATGGTTCACTATACTTTCCTGGTCGCCTCACGCATGAGTACCTGGCTAAAGAAAAAATGTTTATGGGCCCTCGTCAATTTGCTAATGAATATCTTAACGAACCTGTTGAAGAAGGCGCTAAGATGTTTACAAAAGACAAATTCGCCGACATGCAGCCAATTGACTTCTTTGTCGACCCTCTCACCGGAGGAGGCTTGTTACGCATCCGAGATGGCAGCCAGATCCCTGTCTTCACAACGATGGTGTGGGACCCCGCAGGGCATCGCCCAACTGAATCAAGCGACTTTCATGGGCTTACGGTCGTCGGTAACGACCCCAACGAACACTGGTGGGTCATCAAGGCCGAAGGGCTAAAGGGAAATCCTGATTATGTCGTCTCCCGCGTCGCGGCCTACATTATGCGTTTCCGGCCACAGCTTCTCGGCGTTGAAACTGTCTTTCGTCAGGAAATGTGGGTGTATCTACTGCGACAATATTTGTCAAATGCTGGGATTGAATGCCCATCCATCCGAGAAATTGAGTCCAAAGAGGCCAAGTTCGGCAGAATCGCTGCCCTCCAACCCCGAGTCCACTCCAACCAGATGACCCTAGACATCTCATGCATGCAACTCAGAGAGCAAATGCTCGACTACCCCGAAGTTGAACATGATGATATTATCGACTCCCTTGCTTCCCATATCGTTATCTCGAGACCAGCTACTCCTGATGATGAAAAGTTCATGGACGAAGATGATTATTTTGAAGAGTCCTTTAGCACGCCAGATCCTAGAAGCAAACTCGGTTGCTACGCTGGAGGATCAAGTAACTCATCGAGACTTGCCAAAGTGTGAAGATTAGAGTATTGTTAGGGGACAAGTTTGCAAACTTAAAAGGGGATTAATTTATGAGTATGGGTGCCGATATGGCAAAGGGCGAGAAGGGCGACGGTTCACGCCGTGGCAAGGATCTCTTTTCAGCTATGGGCCAGGGGATGATGCCTAACCGTCCAATGCGTGAAGGTCTACAGAACATGATGCACCAGACGCCTATGAAAGCTCGCTCAGGCAAGCTTATGCCCGGCAAAGACGCTTGTTCCGTCGGCCGTGCCATGGGCCAAGGTGGCAAGTAATGGCTGACAAGAAGGCGTACTATACCGCCCAACGCAAAAATGCAGTCAAAACCATGAGCAGCAGCTTTGGTCCTAAAGGACCGGGTAGCAATGCTATTCAGAGCGCAGGCGACATCGCCAAGAAGATTTACGGTAAATTAGGGAAGTCCGACACCCAACTATGGACGGACTCTTACACGACCCAAGGTGACCTAAAAAAGGTTCCTAAGGGCGGCCGATGATGGCTAAGAAAAGTAAGAACCCTTTCGCCAAGAAGGTCGGATCGGGAATGGCCAAGACCAAGGGCGCAATCAAACCCGGCAAAGCCAAGGGCATGCCTCTTAAAGTTGCTGGCGGTGGGATGCCCACAGAAAAAGTCCAGGGCGGCAAGGCTGTTGGAACCGCGCATGGTGCGACGTTAAAAATGCCACATGGCAAAGGCAAAAAGAAACTCCTGAAGAAGTAACCCAATGCAGAAAACAACTACCATGTTCCCGGCCAGTGAAGTCGAACCTGTTCGACCAACTGGATTGGAACCTGAGGACACCCATTGGAGTGCCATGGGTGTCGCCATTTATCAGGGGATCACTAATAGCCTTAGCGATAGGGCTGATTTTGATACTCTTTTAGACTATTACAATGACCTTTATGAAGGGAATGCTGGGCCTTCGAGTATCCCTTGGCCTAATGCCCCCAACGTTGTTGTACCTATAGTAAGAACTAATCTTGAAACAGTCGTTTCCAAACTGGTTTCGTCTGTTTTTGTTCCACGTTTATTTGTGGTTAACGGGAACACCAAGGAAGCCGCAGGGACTCAGCACGAGGTTGAGCGGTATTATAACGCTGATTTTCGTAAACGACATCTTCTTGAACCCCATCTCACTGGTCTTCACCTTTCCGCCCGCGATGGGGTTGGAATTATGGAGAACACGTGGACTCGTAAAGAGGTTAAACGCAAGGTTTTAGTTTATAAAGACAAACTAGACAAGAATGGTGCTCCCCAGATCGACAAAGAAGGCAAAATAGTCAAGGAAAAGACTGTAGAAGACCTTACAGTCGTCGAAATGGACGCTTTTGACCCCCAACCAGTTGAGTTGAGGGACTTTATCGTTATGCCAGCTTGGTCCAAGTCGATCGAGTCAGCCGAAGCAGTAGCAGTTAAGAAATATCTGACCCAAAACGAACTACAACAGATGATTAATGCCGGCACACTCAACCAGGAGTGGTGCGAGAAGGCTTGGTCCTATATTACAGAGGGCGACAACGAACTTGGGTCTGACCCCCAAGGTACTGCGACCTATGAAATGGGCGGTACTATCAATGTTGGTGACGCTGGTACGGATAACCCTGTTTCCCCTGGCGAAAAGGGCACTAAATTACGTGGCGGCCTCCGAGTTTGGCGTGTTCACAGCAACCAATATGATATGGACGGTGACGGGATCACTGAAGAGAACGTTTTCTGGATACATGATGGGTCACAATTTCTTTTAGGTTGGGGGCCTTATGAATATTGGCATGGACGTAGACCCTTCTCTGCGTTGTGCATCATGCCTCGCCCCAATCGTTTTTATGGATTCGGTATTCCCGAGTCATTGCGGAGTCTGCAAGAGGAAGCTAGTGCTCAACATAACCAACGACTTGCATTTATGGACCTCGTTATCGCCCCACCGCGATACAGAGTTTCTGGTACCAAGTTCCAAGATGAAGAAAAGCGTTGGGGACCCAATACCGAAGTAGAAGTCTCCGCTCAAGGTGATTATGGGTTCATTCAGTTACCTGACGTCCCGCAATCTTCATGGAACGAAGAGGGAATGCTCAATTCCTATGCTGAAAGATTATCGGGATTAAGTACCCCTGGTCAACCTATGACTGGTGGGGCTAAGATGCCTGCCAAGCAACAGCAAATGTACCAACAGTCCGCCAATATACGTATGGATCTGATGGCTATGCAGGTTCGCAAGTGGGTTGAGGATATCTTTTATCAGTGGCACCATCTTAATCTCCAGTACGGCCCCGATCAATTCACTACTACTTCTCAAACACAACAAGGGCAACCGGAGAAACTGCAACTTGATAAACAAGTTCTGGCACAGGATTATGAACTGGGTGCTGCTGGTATGTCTGGGCCTCTCGACCGGGATAGTCGTAGAGACGATATGCTTACTCTGTACTCCCTCCTCATGCAAAATCCTTTGGTTCAAGGTAATTTGGGACGCGT